GACGAACAGTTTTGGCGCGCCGTTGAGGCCGCCGGATGGGTGACATTCGACCACGAAGCGCGCACCGTAACCATCGAAGGATGGGAACAGCGTTTCTCCAAAGCTGCGAAATCCAGACTCTTGGACAATCGGCGGAAGGCAGTTTCGCGGGCAAAAAGTGGCAATGTCCGGCATGTGTCCGGTTCGTGTCCGGTTGTTGTCCGGTCGCACCCGGACCAAATAGAGGAAATAGAGGAAATAGAAATACATCCTTCGGATGTAGCTACGACCGAAACGCGGAAGCCGCGTTCGCGGTCGCAGCCGGCGGACCCGATCCGGTGGACGCCTGCGGCTGGCTGGGAGGGGATCACAGACGACGACCGGGCCGCCTGGGGCACGGCCTACCCCGCCTGCGACATTGCCGGCGAGTTGGCCCGCATGGGCGAATGGCTCCGGGCGAACCCGGCGAAGGCCCACAAGTCCCGGTGGCGGGCGTTCGTCACCTCCTGGCTCACGCGGTCGCAGGACAAGGGCGGCGGCAAGCCGTCGAACCGCCCCGGCGAGTCGGCCCCGGCGAAGTCGTGGGCGGAGCGGGCGTCGTGGAGGGACGACGCGGGGGCGAACATGACCGAAACCCGTTATCGGGAGTGGCGCGCTCGGAGGCCCGCAACGCCCTCTGTGGATGCGTTAGCGTTAGCTACACGCCTTCGCGTGTCCGAAACGTGAAAAGACAGGCTGAAAAAGAAAACGTCTTAAAACGCAAATATGGAGCTTTAACGATGGGTCAGCCCAAACTACCAACCAAAGAGGAATTGTCGGGCTACGTCGCGGAGCTATTCCACGGCTCCGGCTGGGTTGTCAACGAAGTGTGGATGGAGTGGTGGTCGGCGGCGCGTTACGTCCGGCTCATGGTCGAGCCTGCGGACGAAATGGCGGACGGCTCGGATGGTGTTTTCAACCTGGCTTATGAACTGCGCCGGCAGATGCTCGAACAGACCGGTATGTCGTGGGTGGTCGTTCTCTACACGGTTCCCCTGTCGCCGCGCGACCATCGGCGGATCGTTAAACGCATGGCGCAGCGGTTCGGCTAACGATTGCCGCCGCGCCGGGGGCAATGTAGTTTTTCGCACATGCACGGGCGCACAGTGTCGCGCAGCATGGAGGGCGAAGGCATGGGCACGGTAGCCGCGTTTGTGTGGATCGTTGCGGGCGTAATCGTTTGCGTCGGTACGTTTTTTGTCGGGTTCCTGTCCGGCGCCGCATGGTTCCGCGGTCAGTCCGCGGCGGACATGACGCGATTTCGAAAGGCCGTTAGCGACGAAGAGCGGGCAAAGGTCTGGCACGGCCGGAACTGAGTTTCACCCCGGAGGGTCATGGATGACCCTGTTTTCTTTTCGGGTTTTGGGCGATCCCGTCCCCCAACCGCGGCCGCGTGTCTCCACGTTCGGCGGACACGCGCGGGCCTATGTCCAGAAAACCCATCCGATCCACGCCTTTCGGGAAGCGGTCCGCCTGGCGGCGATTGCGGCCGGCGTCCCGCGGTCGTTCGGCCCCGTTGAAGTTTCGATCCTCGCGGTATTCGCCCGGCCCCCGTCCCACCGGAAAGCCGACGGGAGCCTCCGCGCTGGCGCTCCCCTGTTTCCCGGCCACCGTTGCGGCGATGCCGACAATATTGCCGTCGGCGTTTTAAACGCATTAACCGGCGTCGCCTACGAAGACGACGACCAGGCGGATTTGGGGTTCGTCCGTCGCCGCTACGGGAAAACGGCGTTCGTCGATATTCGGATTGCCGCCGTTCCGATCGGAGACTACGGCGAATGATGCTCCAGCGTTCCCGCTGCCGGCGTTTGACGGAACCCGAACTGGCAACCATCCGCGAAATGTGGGCGGCTGGCAGCGCCGTGTCTGTGATCTGCGCGGCGGTCGACATGACACGGGACGCGTTCATAGCCCGCCGGCTCGACCAACTGGCAGACCTACCGATTCGGGCTCGCGGATGCCGCGCGGGCATTCCCCGGATGCCGGAGCCGACGGAAAAAGAGTTTCCGCCGGAGATGATTGCGCAAAGGGCGGCGGAGATTCGCGCCGGCTGGACCGAATCGGAACGGCTCAAGCGTCTTTCGGTCGGTCGAGTCCCGCCGACGACGCATCGCGTAGTAAGTCGCGCCGATGTAGCGGCGGCGATTCGGAACCGCTGACGATTCAAGGGGGACGCGTTCCCGTTTAGTTTCGGCCGCATGGCGAAGCGGCGGAAACCCAAGCGCGAAGAACAGCCGGAGCCGGCAAAGCGCGTCGAGCGGAAGACCGCGTCGTCTCCGAATCCCTACGCGTGGCGGAACCGCGTCGCGGAATGGTTCAACAAATAACCCCGCGGGGCGCCCGTGACGAATTACCCTTCTCGCTGCGCTACCGATGACGACGCGCCCCCGCGTCTAACGCTACGGGTTCCCGCCGGAAACGAGTGGTGGCGGGCGTTCCTGTTTCGGCAGGATGACGGAGCCGGGAACCGCGTTCCGATCCCGATGGAGGGCTACGCGTTCCGCGCGTATGTCTCGGTTCGGTACGACTCCGAACCGCTCCTGGAAATCGCGATCGACGACGGCCGCGCCGCGCAAGGCGTCGTGTTTCTGTCGCTGACGGAAGCGCAAACGCTATCGGTCACGCCGGGGACGTATTTTTGGCGGCTGCGGACGACCGCGCCGGGCGACGTTGAACGAACACGGGTCGATGGCCCTATGGAGATTTCCCGCCGATGAGTTACCAGCCGAAATCGACCGTAGAGGTAACGCCCGGCGCCGTGGAAATCGTCGTTTGGGGCGGACCGCCTGGCCCGCAAGGCGAACCCGGTTCCGGTATCCAGGTTAAGGGCGTCGCGGAGTCATGGCCCCCGGCCGAATCGCCGGAAGACGGGGATCTGTGGGTTATTCCGGCCCCCGTCCCGCCCGGAACGCCGGACGGCTACGAACCCGGCGACGGCGCCAGTTGGGACGGAGAAACCTGGGTCAACACTGGACCGATTCAAGGCCCGCCCGGCGAGGATGGCGGAGCCCATATCGTTTCGGAGACGACTCCGCCCCCTGGAGACGTTGGCGATTTGTGGATACGTCCGAACGCGCCTGAAATCGAAATGCCAGCCGGCCCGCCCGGTCCGCCGGGAACTGCGGCAACCGTCGAAGTGGCGGAAACGCTGACGGTCGATCCCGGCTACCCGGCGGAGGTGGTCAATCTCGGCAACGCAAACAAAGCGCTGTTGTCGTTCAAGATTCCCCAAGGGATTGCCGGCGAGCCCGGCCCGGCCGGAGTCGACGGCGTCCAGGGCATTCCCGGCGAGGTCGGCCCGGAGGGTCCGCAAGGCGAATCCGGTCCGCAGGGCATCCAGGGCGAACCCGGCATCGACGGCATCCCCGGCGTTGACGGCGCCCCCGGCCCGGCCGGCGAACCCGGAAAGGACGGAATCGACGGAGAACCTGGCCCCGTCGGTCCGCAGGGCAACCCCGGCGAGGTCGGCCCCGCGGGTCCGCAAGGCATCCAGGGCGAAACCGGCATCCAGGGCGCGCCGGGGCTCGGGATTTCCTACCGGGGTAGCGTCGCGACGGTAGACGATCTGCCGGACACGGCCGCGCAGGGCGACCTATGGACGGTCGCGGAGCCTGCCCCCGCCCACGGGTTCGTATGGGACGAAGACGCGTCCGATTGGGTGGATGCCGGCCCTGTTCAAGGACCGCAGGGCGTCGCGGGACCGCAGGGCGTCGCGGGTCCGGCCGGCGAGCCGGGTGCGGTCGGTTCGGAGGGTCCGCAAGGAATTCCCGGCGAGGTTGGCCCCGCGGGTCCGGCCGGAGCGGACGGCATTCAAGGCGAGCGCGGTGAGCCCGGCGAGGTCGGCCCGGAAGGCCCGGCGGGCATCCAGGGCGAAACCGGCCCGGCCGGCCCTACGGAAATTGCAACGGCGAGCGTATTGGGCGGCGTGAAGATCGGCGCCGGTATCACGGTCACGGCGGACGGCACGATCAGCGCGGCGGCGGGTACAGACTACGTCTTACCCAAGGCGAGCGCGGCCATTCTCGGCGGCATCAAAATCGGCAACGGCCTGGCGATCGACGCAAACGGCGTTTGTACGGCGAGTCTAGCGGGGAACTACGTTAACAAAGCCGGCGACGTTATGAATGGCCCGTTGAGGTACGCGCCAAACGCCGGCCCCGTCGGATTCAACGGAACCGACGTTTACACTTACTACGACGGCGCCTATTACCGCCTGTATATGCCGGGCGGTAAACAAGCGTTCGTGGCGGCCCCCGATACGGCGCAGGTTCAATTCCTCGGGGCGAATCCGTCAACGCCGTTTACCCCCGCCGCTGACAATGAACTGACAAATAAAAAGTACGTCGATAGCGCAGTATCGAGCGCCATCACCGGCGCGACGCAATTTCTAAAGACGGCCGGCGGCACGATGACGGGCACCATCGTCGCCCCAACGGCAGTTAATACGATGACCTGGGCCACAAGCTATAACATTTTCGGGTCCAGCGGTGGCGTTGCATTCCGCAATAACAATGCCAATTTGTTATTGATGACCACTACCAGCGTTGCGGCGGTTGTGTTGTTGGAGGTCCGGGCAACCGGCGCGGCGATTCGGTTTGGCTCGGGAGGCCCGACGGTCACGAATGTATCGGGCGTCGTTTCGATCACGGCGAACGTCGAATCGACCACCGCGGCCCCTACGGCGGCCGGCCATTTGACCCGAAAAGACTATGTAGACGGGCGGGTCATCGCTCAGGCGGCCGGCGGCGCGGCCCCCGCGGTTACGGGTTTGAGCGCGGGAACGCTATGGGTGGAATATTAATGACCGTTCAAGTTCTCAACGCCGGAGCATGGAAACCCGCGGCCCCGAAAGGGGTTTTGATAGGCGGCGCATGGGTCGCGCCAAAGAAAATGTATGTTCTCGCGGGCGGCGCTTGGAAATTGGTATGGGAAGAAGCGGCCGCCGCGGAGCCCCCGTATTTGTACGCTTGCGACGTTGTTTATAAGCCGGGGTATGAAGTCGAGTTTTCCGCGCGAATCGGTTCCCCTACCGATCCGGAAGAAGTCTTTATGTTTCAATGCGTCCAGATCCCGCGAAACGGCTACGTTCCGCGGACGTTTTCGAAGACATTCACGGCCAGCGGATATTCGAAGCTGGATTGTACGCTCGAAGACCTATCGAACGTCCCCGGCCGCGACCGCCGCAAGATCGAATTTTACATCCAGCCACGACCGTAATTTATGGCCGACGCGCTTTATTATTGGGACGGGACGCAATGGCGGCCGATAGCATCGGGCGGCGGAGGCGGCGGCGCCTCGGGTCCGCCTGGCCCGGTTGGCCCCGCGGGTCATAGCGTCGAAGTCTACGGCCCCCAGGCGTCCATACCCGCGATGCCGGACAAGGGCGACATGTGGCTTTATTCAACCACTCGCGCAATTACGCGAACCGCCTGCCCGAACCGTCTGAAATACGCGCCGCTGCCGCCGATAGCGCGAGTCCCATGCGGGCGACATAGGAAATACCAAAAACTTTCCGGAGGTTTGACGTACAAACCTGGGAAATACCGTGTTTTAAAGAAAAGGAAATAACAAATGGCCGATACGCAAGATGTCCTGATTTTTGACGGGGTTTCGTGGGTTTCTATCCGCGGGCCGCAGGGCGACCAGGGTCCGGCCGGCGTTGCGGGTCCGGCGGGCGAAATCGGCCCCGCGGGTCCGGCTGGAGCCGACGGCCCCGCCGGCATCCAGGGTATCCAGGGCGAAGCCGGTCCCGCGGGTGAGGCTGGGCCGCAGGGTATCCAGGGTATCCAGGGATCGGCCGGGCTCGGAATCAACTTCAAAGGCGAAGTGCCGACGGAAGCCGATCTGCCGGCCGGCGCGACGCAAGGTGATTCCTACATCGTCCAGGCGGACGATTCGTTTTGGGTGTATGACGCCGTCGCGGCGAAGTACGTTTCCGGCGGCTCCATCCAGGGACCGCAGGGCGTCCAGGGCGAAGCTGGCCCCGCGGGCGTCAAGGGCGACCAGGGCATCCAGGGCGTTGCCGGCGAGGCTGGCCCCGCGGGTAGCCAGGGCGTCGCTGGCCCCACGGGCGCCGACGGTCGGAATAACGAAGTTTACGTTCAACTGTCGCAGCCCACTCCGATCGCGGCGGGCGCTATGTGGATTGTGAAATAGTTCGTTCGAACATTCGCGGGCGGCCCCCGTCGCACGACGCGCCGGGGCCGCCCGCCCCCAAAACACGAAGGCGAATAAATGGCGACGGAAATATACGTTTGGACCGGAGCGGATTGGGAATCATGCCGCGGCCCGCAAGGGGCAACCGGCCCGGAAGGCCCGACGGTCGTCTCCGCCGATACGGTGAACGTCGCGAAGATCGGCACCGACGGAAAAATCCTGGTCGCTCAGGGGGATTTAGACGCGCGGTATGTCAATCTGACAGGCGACACGATGACGGGGGCGCTGGCGGTAAAGCCCCCGGCGGGCACGTCTTTTACCGTCGCGGTCGAAAATGCCCGGCCCCTGTTTCTATTTGAGGGCTCAGGGGATCAAGGGAACGGGCCTAATTTCACCATCCGGCGTTCCCGTGGGACGATGACGGCTCCCGCGTCTCTGGTGGCGGGCGATGAACTGGGAATCATCCGGTTCAATTCGATCGGCACCTATTCGCCTACTACGCTCAACCAACGGGCATTGGTACGGGCCACGACGATCAACGGCGGTTCCGCAACCGTTCCGCCAGACGTTCGTCTTACCATGTCGGCAATTACTCCGGACGCTACGCGGGCCGCTTCTGTTGTCCTCGACTGTCTGGCTACGAATGCGCTTACGTTCTACGTCACTGCCGATAATTTTGCCGTGAACGGAACAGGTTTTACGACAGTAAAAGACGGGCTTTCGGTTACGCGTACGCAATCGGGCACGGGCGGCACGTTCAATGTTTCCGGCGCTGGCGCTGGTCAAGCGAGCGCGGGAATCGTCGCGGTATGTAAAGGCGGTTCGGCCACAACCGGATCCATCACGGGGATCTATGCGGAATCCTCGGGAACAGTCGGCACGGGCATTGGCGTTGATGCGAGGGCGTTGGGCGTTGCCACTACGAATATTGCCATTCAGGCGCAGGCGTCGGGCGGCACGAACAATATCGGCATATCTATTGCCGACACGATCCCGAAAGCCGCGAATTCCTTTGCCCTGTCTAGCGTCAGTAAGGCGGATTCATACTTTGCCGGGAATCTCGGGGTAGGTTGGTCTACCCCTACGGTTCCCCTGGAGGTAGGCGGCGCGGCAAAGGTACGCGGCGCGCTGGAGGTGGTCGGCAATATCACGGCGACCGGCGCGGCGCATTCGTTCGCGGCGGGATCCATACCAGCGTCTGCGGTGGCGGGTATCGTGGCGGCAACGCCGGCCAGCGCGGCGGCTCCGGGCACGGCCGGAAGCGTTCGGTACGATGCCGGGTTTCTATATGTCTGTGTGGCCGCGAATACTTGGCGGCGGGTTGCGTTGGCGGCATGGTAATCGAAAGGGTTGGTTTATGGACGATGATTCGTTTCCGGAAATGGTCTGCCCCCCACCCGTCTACCCGGCAACGCCGGATTGTACGGCGGAGGTGGAAGAAATGATCGAGGTCTTGGAAGCTACGGCCGCGGATGAAGCGGCCCTTCAAGCGGAACAGGATCTGGCCTTGGCGGCGGTTCGCGGCAATGCCTGAGCGTTGCCCGGCATTCCGGCCCCCTCGACTGCGGCAACGCCCGCGGCCCGTCGGGCATAACGCGCACTACCTAACGCCACAATGGAAGGCGCTACGGCAGACGATCCTTGTGCGCGACGCGTATACATGCGCCGATTGTTCGCGGGTCGTTACGGGTATAGCGGCGCAGGTCGACCACATAGTTGCGCTCAAGGATGGCGGGACGGATGACCCTGCGAACCTGGCTGTCCGTTGTAACGTTTGCCACGGTCGGAAAATCCGGGACGAGCAACAGCGGCGAAAGTAGCTGGACGGCTTACGGCATTCGCCATAGGCTGAAGTTTGTAACACCGAACACGCGCCGAACGCTGCCAAAATGGCGGGGGGGGCGTCCAGCCTCTAAAACCTGGCCCCTCCGAAACCTCGCCTCAGGACCGATGCGAATTTTCGGAACTATTCAACGCAAACAGGTAACGAAATGGGACGCCGCGGAAAGAAAACGACGCCTATTTCTCTGAAAATCCTAAAAGGCAATCCCAGCCGGGAAGACCTTAAGAGCATGGCGGCGCGGATGCCGCCGGCGCCTGGCGATTCAAAGGAACCGCCCGCGGACCTGATCGGCGTCGCGCTACAAAAATGGCTGGAGTCGGTCCCGATGCTATCGACCATGCGGGTATGGTCGGAGGACGCCGCGACAACCTGGTCGCGGTACTGCCGGACCTACGCGTTATGGTTGGAATCGCAGACCTACATAGAGAAAAACGGTCAGACATACCAAACCGTTTCCGGGCTCTACAAAGCGCGGCCGGAAACGATCCTTTGCCGTGGATACGCGGCGGACCTGTTGCGGATCGAACAGGCTTTCGGCCTGGTCCCGTCCGCGAAATCTTCAGTAACGATTCAAGAACAAACCGTCGACCCGATGGAAGCATTTTTGCGGGAGGCATGATGCCGCGGGTCAAGAAACCTACCACCGGCAAGAGGCCACGGAAGTCCCAGCCGGCTGGCTACGATCGCCCGGAATACGTTCCGGGGTTCGTCTTCAACCAGGCGAAGGCGGACCGGGTCATTCGGTTTATCGAAACCTTTTGTATCCACTCCAAAGGACAGTGGGCCGGCCAGCCGTTCCAGTTGATGGAGTGGCAGAAACGGGACATTCTCGAACCGCTATTCGGATGGGTCGATTCGGAGGGGCGGCGCCGCTACCGGACCGCTGCGATATTCACTCCGAAAAAACAAGGAAAATCCACGCTACTATCGGCGCTCGCGTTGTATTTTTTGTTCGCTGACGGGGAGCCCGGCGCGGAAGTCTATTCGGCGGCGGCCGATCGTTTCCAAGCTGGCATTATCGCGCGGGAATGTTTCGCGCTGGCGAAGTCGTCCCCGTTCCTTTCGAAAAACCTGGAGGTCGTCGAAAGCCGGAACACGATCGTTCACCGGCAGAGTTTCTCCCGGTACTCAGTCCTGTCCGGCGACAATTTCCGGGCGGAGGGTATCAACGCGAGTGCCATACTTTTCGACGAATTGCATGCCCAAAGGGACCGCCGCCTGTTTGACGCTTTAAGGTATGCCGGCGCGGCCCGCCGGCAAAGCCTCCTCGCGAGCATCTCGACGGCCGGTTTCGACCGATCCCCGAATGCTATTTGGTGGGATCAATGGCAGTATGCCGAACGGGTCGCGGCCGATCCCGGAGTCGACCCCACGTTTTTCGGGAAGATATACGCGGCACCCGAACAGGCGGACCCGGAAAAGTATTTCGACCGGAAGCTATGGCGGCAGGCGAACCCGTCGCTAGGGATCACAGTTTCGGAGGAATCGTTTGCGGCGGATGCCGCGGAGGCCCGCGCGCGGCCGGCCGCCTTAAATTCCTGGCTCCGCTACCGGCTTAACGTCCCCACGCAAAGCGACGTTAGATGGTTCTCCCCGGAAGTCTGGGCGGAGGGCGACAAGCCGCACCCGGTCCCCCTGGCCGGCCGCAAGTGCTGGTTGGGGCTCGACCTGGCAAGCACCTACGACATAACGGCCCTTGTCGCGCTGTTTCCGTCGGAGGATGGCACGTTCGACGTTGACTGTCGGTTTTTCATCCCCCGGAAGAATGCGGCCGAACGCGAGCTACGGGACCGGATCCCCTATGCGCAGTGGTTGCGGGAAGGCTGGATTATCGGAACCGACGGGGATATTTGCGATTACGGGGTCGTCCGGGAGCATATCCGCCAATACGCCGCGGACCACCAGGTTATGGGGTTGGCGGCGGACCGCTGGAACGCGGCGGCGACCATGACGCAAGTTCAAGGGGACGGGATCGAGGTCTATGGTTTCTCCCAAGGGTTCGGCAGCATGGCGGCCCCCTCTCGCGTTCTCGAAAATCTTGTGGTCGGTCGGAAGCTACGGCATCGGTCCCCGGTTCTGTCCTGGATGGCGGCGAATGTTGCCGTCCAGGAAGACGCGAACGGAAATATACGTCCCTCCAAAAAAGCATCGACCGAAAAAATAGACGGAATCGTAGCCCTTTGTATGGCGATTGGGCTCCATTCCTCGGCGCAGGTCAAGTCGTCGCAGTCCTGGGAACTGATTGAAATATGATCGACCTACTGGACGGATACGACGACGTAAACACGTTTCAGCTACGGGAAATCCGATCTGCCTGGGGCGGAACGACGCTGCCGCCTATTAACTGGGGCGACGATTTCGGGGGCCGCGGCCCGGCCGGGGATCCCATTTTGGCGCTCCAGGTTTCGGCATTCCTGGCCTGTGTCCGCTGCCTGGCGGAAGGGGTCGCGCAGCTACCCTTCCACCTGTTGCGGGTCAACGCCGACGGGACGAAGGAACGGGCGACCGATCACTCCCTCTATTCAATCATCCACGACCGGCCGAACCCCTGGCAGTCGTCCTACGAATTCCGGGAAAGCCTGGTTGCCCACGTTGCAAGCTGGGGCAATGGGTTCGCCCGGAAGGTCTACTCGCCGAATGGGCAAGTGTCGGAGTTGTGGCTAATGCACCCGGCGCACGTTGACGTAGTCCGGCTGGAAAATAACGCATTGTCCTACGTCCATCGGGAGCCCGGATTTGAGACGAAGACCTACCGGGACGACCAGGTCATCCACGTTAGGTTTCTGAGCGATAATGGGTATCTGGGCATGGTCCCGTTGTCGCTGTCGGCCGGCGTCCTGGAATTGGCCCGGTCGATGGACGCCTACGCGCGGAAGTTCTGGCAAAACGACGCGCGGCCTGGGATCGTGATGGAGTCAAACCAACCGATCCCAAAAGAGGCGGCGGACCAGTTGCGGCAAAACTGGGAAAGAATGCACAGGGGCGCGAACAACGCCGGGAAAACCGCGATCCTGCCCAACGGAATTACGCTCAAAGAATTGTCGGGCGCGTCGAATGAATCGGCCCAACTGATCGAATTCCGGGTTTTCCTTGTGCAGGAAATCGCCAGGGCGATGCGCGTTCCCTGTTCAATGATCGGGGAAAACAGCCGGTCCACGTTTTCGAATGCCGAACAGGAACAGCTATCGTTCCTGCAAAATACGCTCGTCTCTTGGTGCCGGCGGGTTGAGTCGGCTTTCGGGCGTTCCCTGTTGGCTGGGATGCCTGGCTATTCGGTTTCGCTAGACGTTCGCGGAATGCTCCGCGGCGATTCGGCGGCCCGGTCGGCCTATTACGGTTCGCTCGCGGCGCTCGGAAGCCTGAGCCCGAACGATATTCGACGGTTGGAAGATATGCCGCCGATCCCGTCGGCCGGCGCGGATCAATACTACCTCCCGGCGAATAACCTATCCCCGCTGTCGGCAATCGCCGGGGAGGCCGGCAAGCCGGACGCGGGCACCTCGGCGGCCGTGCTGTCGATTCTCCAGGCGGTTGCGGCCGGCACGATCACGGCGGCGTCGGCGGAGGCGCTCATCCTGGCGACGTTCCCGGAACTGCCGGCGTCAAGCGTTCGGGCGATGGTCGAGGGCGCGGAGCCTGCGGCGGAGGAATCAACGGAGCCGGTCGCGGTCGAGCCGGCGAACGAAACGGAAGACACGGGGGAAGACAATGGAAATTGAACGGCGAGCGGTAACGCTGGCGGACGTTCCGGAGGCGGTTTGCCTGGAGGAACGCGGGGACGGGCGAATGGTTTTCCGCGGCCTGGCTGCGGTGTTTAACTCGCTGTCGCAGGATCTCGGAGGGTTCCGGGAAGTCCTGTTGCCTGGCGCTTTCGATGCCGTCCTATCCCGCCGGCAGGATAGCCCCGGCCGGCCGTCGGCTGCGGCGAAGCGGGCAGGCGACTGTATCGCATGCTGGAACCATGACCCCGGCGCGCTCTTGGGGCGAACGTCATCCGGAACACTCAGACTTTCGGCCGATGCCGTTGGGCTCCGGTTCGAAATCGACCCGCCCGATACCCAACTAGCGCGGGATCTGGTTTCGTTGACCAGGCGAAACGACGTTTTCGGGGCGTCGTTCGCGTTCACGGTCGACCCGGCAGATGAAAGCTACGAACAGACGGACGCCGGCGCGTTGCGGACGATACGGGCGGTTTCGGGATTATTCGATATTTCATTGGTAACGAACCCGGCCTACATGGGCACGGTCGCCAGCGTCCGTAGCTACGAAGCCTGGCGGGCGGCTGCGGCCCCGGCGGCCCCGGAAGCGGTCGTCGATCTACGCGCGGCCTGGCGGAACATCCGGGCGCGGGCGATTGCGGCACGGGCCGCGGCGGAGGTTTCCCGTTCCCTCTTGCGGAAGGGATAAGCGTGGAAATGTTTTCGACGCAAAACATGATTCTGGCGGTCGGGCTGTTGCTCCTGTTGTCGCCGGTCGTTTCTGGCGCGGTAACGGCGTGGATAACTTCCGTTGCGGGGCGGTTCTCTGAGCGACGCGATTTTGAGAAACGGACGGTGGCGGAAATTCTTGACCTACGCGAACGGTGCGCAAAACACGGCTTAACGAAGGCGGAGCGCATTTGCCGCGAACTACTTCTGGCGGTGGTGTATGGCGACCGAAACGAAGTTTAATTGCGTCGCGGCGTTTGGGGCGGCGATGCTAGCGCTATGGGTGGCGGGTATCGTTCCAACCGCGAAGGCGGCCCCGGTGGTCCCGCCGGCTCCGCCGGTCCGGAAGTTGGCGGCGGTCGTCGATTCTCCGCGGCCGATGCCGGCGCCGATGGGCTCATCTTCCGAAATGCGGGTCGTAGACCTGGTTAACGGCGAGCGGTCACGGCGCGGCCTGGCTCCGCTGTCCCCGTCGCCTAATTTGATGAATGTTTCCCGCAGTTGGAGCAACACCCAGGCGAACCGCGGGCGTATGTACCACTCGAAAAATGGCTATATGGAGAACGTCGCATACGGGCAGGATTCTCCGGAGTCGGTAATGAATGCGTGGATGAATTCCCGCGGGCACCGGGCGAACATTTTAAGTTCAAGGGCGACCACTATCGGGGTAGGTTGCGCCCGTTCGTCGAACGGTCGTCTGTACTGGACGCAGTGTTTCCAATAGCCTCGGGAGCCCCCGCAATGAAAAACCTTTGTCTGTCTTGCGTCGTGTTTGTTTTCGTCCTGGTTGGTATGGCGCAGGGCGGCGGCTACGGTTCGGCAGGCGGCGCCCCGCGTTCAACGGCCGGCGGCTACGGGTCTGCCGGTGGCTCGACCCGGTCTTACGGCGCCCCGGCGGCTCCGCGTTCGTCGGGCTGTCACGGCGGCGGCCCGCGTTCGGTCGACACGTTCGGCGGCCCCGCCGCCGGAGACTCGCGCAGCGTCGTTGAGGTTCCCCCGGCTCAGGTTTCGGCCCCTGCCCCCGTCGCGGCCCCGGCCCCGGTGGCGGCCCCGGCCCCGCGAACGGTAGAGGCTCCGCCGGTCGCGGTCGAAATTCCTCTGGTGGCCCGGATCGTCCTGCGCGAAATCGTCGAAGTCGATAGCCCGGAAGTCGTCATGGCCCCGGCTCCGGCCGGCGGCTGCGAGAGCGGGCAGTGTGAAGCGCCGGTCGGTAGCGGCGGAGTCGGTCCCGACGGCCGGCCCCATCGGCTCGTCACGCAATACCGCGACGCCCGTAAGGAAATGCACGAAAGCCACAAGGCGGCGAGGCTGGCGCACAAGGCATACCGACACGCGCGGCAAGCCGACGAAGAAACGACGAACCGAACGGCGATCGAGGCGGCCAGTAACGCATATCGAGCCGTGAAACAGTAACCCGCTGCCGATCATGGAACGGGGGCCGGTCGTGCGCTATCTGCCCCTGTTCCTGTTCGGCGTTTTGATTCTCGCGGAGAGCCGGCCGGGGCGGTCGCTTGTGGGGACGGTGTTACCATCGCTCCCGTCCCCCCGCGGCCGCCCCTTGCCGGTTTCCCCGCCCCCGGCCTGCACGGCAGAGCCGGAGCTAGTTTTTCTGAGCGGCGTATGTCCGCCCGTCCGCCAGCCGGTTCGGATGCAGTGCGAAATCCTTACCGATCTCGCCTCCCGGCTAAAAGACCCGTCCTATTGGGCGGACCCGACGGACCCGGGCGACCTTGTCACCCACGCGCACGAAATGTGTCACGGCGTCAGTAACAGGCTGCACGCCAGCACCCTAAAGCACGGCATCTACTTAGGGGACGGCATGGGCATCATCCTGCCCCATCCCCGCGTAACGATTACGCAAGTGGCGGCCCGGATTCCGGAGCATCAGCGCGGCAAGGTCTACGATCTCTACATGAGGCAACAAGCCCGCGAATGGGATAGGTCGCCCATCTACATACTGGACGAGGCCGTCGCGTATTACGCCGGATGCGTCGCGCACCGGCAGTTGGGCTACGGAAAGCACCGGAGCGAGACGTTCGATTTCGCCAAGGAACTGCAAATCTATTCGGAGGTTTTCGTGGAAACCGTCCGAAAGCTTGACCCCGGTTACAAGGAAATGGTAACGCTAGATGCGTTCGTTCGATGGCAGGGCGAACGCCTGGCAGCACTAGGGGAGCCCGATCGTGGTCGTTGAACATCCCGTTTTGGTTGCAAAGCGAGCATACGACCGCGAAAAAGCGGCGCGGTGGCGAAAGGCCAATCCGGAAAGGTATGCCAAGCAAAGGGTCAAGGATGAAAAAGCCTTTCGGCTCAAGCATCCTGACAAGATGAAGGCGAAGCGTAAAAAATATTACGCGAAGCACAAAGAGCAATTCAACGAAAGCTCTAACGCAAGATATGCCCGAACGAAAGACGCTGTTTGCGAGAAACAGAAAGAGTACCGGGAGAATAACCGGGCCGCGATCCTGGAACGGATAAGGCGGTACCGTCGAAGCAAGCGGGCGGACCCTCTATTTCGTTTACAGAACATCCTTCGCAGTCGGCTCAACGGCGTGTTGCGAGAGCGCAGGAAAGTAGGGTCTGCGGTTCGTGATCTCGGATGCTCTGTGGACGATCTGCGCGCAATGCTAGAGGCACAGTGGCGTCCAGGCTGGTCGTGGGAGAACTACGGGACTGATTGGCAAATCGACCACTATTTCCCTATGGCTTGTGCAAACCTTGAAGACCGTGCCGAACTACTCGCGGTCGTCAATTACCGCAATCTCCGGGCTCTATCCCGGCAGGAAAACGCCGACAAGAGCGATTCTGTCTGCGCGATAGCCCAGCACCTATTCAACGGGCTGGTGCGGGAGTTCCGGGCGGCGGCCGAATAGCCGCGGCCCGATGATTCAAGGGGAACGCGGAGACGTTTACCTTTCTTGGCATTCCGGGCAAGTGTGTTTCCCGGTAACTCTTAACCGTAAGGGAACCGCCCGCAATGAATGCCACTCAGACGAAGTTGGTCGAAGACCTGGACGCAAAGATCGTTGAACTGGACGCAATCACCGCAATGGAGCCGGCCGACGCGTCGGATGAATCTGTTCGCGGAGTCACGGTCGACAAGCTGACCGCTGAGATTGATTCCCTCCGGTCCCGTCTCTCGGTAGAGAATAAGGCCGCCGATGCGCGTTCGAAGGCTGCGGCCGTTCGGTCTGCCGTCACGACTGCCGGCGTCGTCGTCCCTGCCCCTGCCCCGGTCGCTGTCCGGCGGGCAATGCCTACGCTCGGACGGATCCAGGGTTTCGACAACGCGGAAGAGGCCGCGGCGGCCGGTCGGTTCCTACGGGCTCTGGCTCGCGGTGAACTGCGCGGCGATTTCACGACGCCGACGGAAGAGCCGAACGCAATGGGCGAATTTTCGCCCACCTACGACGGCCGCGGCTCTGAGCTTGTCACCTATGACATTTACCGGGGAATTCTGAATCTCCTGTCCTATTCGTCCGTCGCTACTCAGGTCTGTGCTACCTACGCGGTGAATGGTCCCGGAATGTATCTTCCCGTCGCGGAGATGATGCAAGAGGCGGAGTTCTACCTCGAAAACTGCGAAATCAAGCCCGTGACGTTTGGGGGCGGAACGCGGGCGGCGCTCGATCTCAAGAAAATCGGCGCGCGGGCGCAGGTTTCGAATGAGTTGATGGAAGACGCGTTTGTTAGCGTCGCGCAGTTGGTGGCAAGTCAGTTTGCCTACGCGTTCGCCCGGAAGATCGACAAGACCTGGCTCCAGGGCGATACCGTTGCCGGCATTCCTGGCGGCGGCCTCTGCGGCATGATTCCGGCTTCGAATATCGTAGCCTCGACGGGCGCTCTGTCGCCGGAGATTCTCGCGCAGGTCGTTTCTTGCGTGAATCCGAATGCCCGTAACCGTGCGTGGGTCGTTTCCCCGGCCGGCTGGGGTCAGATCATGGCCGTTGCGGCTGGGGCGATCGGCGCGAGCATCGGAGACGCGGTTCGTCCGGTCGTCTACGGTGCGCCGGTCTATCAGTCGCAAGACTTGCCAGCCGACACGCTTGCGGTCTACGGCGATTTCGGTTCGTCGTGTGCGATTGGCTACAAGCCTGCCGGGCTCCAGATTCGGGCTTCGACTGAGCGGGCGATTGAGTACGACGAAACGGTTTTCGTCGGAACTGCCCGGTATGCCTGGTCGGTCCACTCGCCTAGCTACTGCGCGAAACTAACCGGCGTAGCGACCCCCTCGGCTCCGTCTACGGTTTCGAGCGACGTTCCATCTTCGAAGTCGGCCCCCACTACCTCGACCACTTCCACGAAGTCGACGAAGTAAGTCGGGCGCGTTGATTCATGGCCCCCGGCGCCGGATGGATTCGGCGCCGGGGGTTTTCTTTCCTGGGAGGGTCTGGCTATGTCGTGCGGCGGAATGTCGGCCCTACCCTACGATTCCCTTCGGCGCGTCCAGGAACCCGTCTTCGAAGCGGTTTCGCTGTTCGACGCGAAAGAACACCTTCGCATTCCCCTGGACGTATCGGACGACGACGTTCAATTAATGGCATGGATTGCGGCCGCCCGGCGGATGATCGAAAGCCGGATCGGCTCCACGCTCACGCTCACGCAATGGCAGGCGCGGCTTGTGGGCGTCGGCTGCGGCTGTTCCTGCGGCGGCGTCCCGTTGCCGATGCCGCCCCTGGTAATCGACGACGCGCACCAGGTGGAAATATTCGTCCGGGACGGCGACGGCGTGAAAACCCGGGTAGCCCCCTCGGCATACTCTGTCGATGACGACCGGTTTCCGGCGGTCCTGCGGACCCGGTCCGGCTGGCCGGGAGTGTGCTGCGAGTCGAGCGTTTACATACGGTTTTGGGCCGGGCGGAAGTGTTCGGAAGACGTTCCCGCGCAGTTGCGGGCGGCGCTAAAAATGCTGGTCGGGCATTTCTACGAAAACCGCGAAGCGGTAGCGACGGAGTCGGGGGCGATCGTTCTGCCCCTGGCGGTCGATGCGCTTTTGGCGTCGGAATCCTGGGACGGGGGCTATTGAATGCGAGCCGGACCCATGCGGGAAGTCGTCGTTATCGAAGCGCCGCGCGAGGAACAAAACGCGCTTGGGGAGTCGGTCCAGACCTGGCACAAGTTCACGGTGCGGCGGGCCAGCGTTGAGGCGGTTTCCTATTCGGAAGCTACCCGCCGGCAACAGACCGGCGGCGAGTTATCCCATACGGTCCGCCTGCGGTACGTCGAGGGTATCCGCGGCTCTATGCGGCTGCGCTGGCAGTCTCGGGAAGACCGGATTCTCTATATCTCCGGAATCGTCGAACGCGGGCACCGGCAAGAGCATGAACTTCAATGCGAGGAGCGCGGGTAATGGCGAACCAATTCCTTATTTTTGATTCGCTGTCCTTTACGGACGATTGCCGGGCACTGGGCCGCGGGTACAGGGAACTGCCTAAGGCGCTGGCAAAAAAAACCATCAAGGCGGCCGTCACTCGGGCGGTTAAACCGTTCGTTCCGGCGTTGCGAGCCGTCACCCCAAAGGGCAAGCTGAAACGGGCGGCAAAGGCTGCGGCGCGGGCGGCGGGGCAGAAAAACGCCGTAGACGTAAGTCGTCCAGGGCGATTGAAGCGAAGCATTATCATGAGAACGACCTTTACGAATAAGGTCGATCACGGCTCGTTCCAGGCAAAAGTTACTTTTAGCCGCGGCAAGGGCAAAGGCAATCACGCGATTCTGGTTGAAAGGGGAACGGTGGACAGGAAGAATATCGATGGCGCAAGCCGGGGCAAGGTATCGCCGCGTTTGTTCATTCAGTCGCTTTTTAATTCGATGGCCCCCGGTATTGCGGCATCCATGAACATGCAACTAGCCGCGGGCCTGGAAGCGGCCGGCCGGCAGTTGCAGAATTACATTAAAAACCGCAAGAGGTGACGCGATGGGCTACCCCGAAAAATGGCTCCGCGGGGCGATTGAAGCGGCGACAAACTGCCGGACGTTCCCTATCCAGGCGCCGGAAAACGCCGTTACCCCGTATGTCGTTTACCAGCGGACGGCGACAAGCCGGGAACGGACGTTGACGAATAACGCGGGCCTTCCCCTGGCTACGTTTTCGGTCTGGATTTACTCCGACACCTACGCGGCCGGGAAGGAACTTTCGGAGCGGGTCCGGGTCGCGGTGGACAATTTCAAGGGGGAGGCGGACGGCGTAACAATCGAACGCGTCTTCCTGGCAGATGAGGCCGACGGCGATTTGGTCGATTTCGCCGGGGAAGGCAAACCGACGTACACCGTTGCGCTCCAGTTCGAAATCCGATACCGCGAGGAATAAACGCGATGCCTTACCCATATGAAGATTCTCAAGGGATCACGTTTACCTTTGCCGGGCAGGAATTCGGCTGTACCAATATCAAGAAAAAGGTCAACGGGTCGTCGACCGATGATAAGATCGACGTATCCACAACGAGCCTTCCCAGCGGTTCCAAGCGTCTTTACCAGGATCCGCCTCTGATCGACGACCCGAATAAGGGCGTTTTGGCTATTGTGTCGATTTCGTTCCTGGGCCTGGAGGAACCGCCAACCGATAAGGCATACCCCATCGAATGCGCCGCGCTCGGAATCAGCGGTACGGCTCGCTGTACGTCCTACGAAGTCGAGGCGGCGGTCGGGGAAGTTCTCAAGGGGACGGCGGAGTTCGCTATCGACGATCCGGAGCTATTGGCGGCGCTTTTCGCCCCGGCCCCGGCCCCTTCGACTGATCCGGCCCCCGCGGGCAAGGCGGCCTAGTTGGAGGCCGGCCGATGCAGAAATATTTCCCAGACGCGCAAGGCACCTTCGCACGGTTCGCGGGGTTCGCGCTGAACGGTCTAGTCCGGTTCGACACGACGCCGGCGACCTGTTCTCCGTCGGACGTAACCGGCATTGAGTCCAACACGGTCGGCACGGGTTACGCGTCGCGCGTCGTCCGGCAGTATCACCCCGGCACGATCGACCCCGGCACGGCGACCGTCGAACTATTGGGGACGCCCGTCTATAGCGCCCTGGATACCGGCATGGTCGGGAATCTGACGATCTCCGGCGATTGGGGAACCGTTTCGTATGCGGCGATGCTGTCGAAACTGACGGTAAGCGGTTCGGCTGGCGAAGTTGTTCGGTCCACGATGGAATTTCAGTTCATTTAAAGGGGGCAGAGTGATGGCTGTTTCGCGCGATTCTCTTTTAGATTCTTGCCGGGCGGTGAACCGCCTGGAGCCGGTGGCGGTTCCGGCGCTTGGCGTCGAGGTCGATCTACGCTACCCGACGTTTTCGGAGTGGCATTCGATCGCGCTGGAGCATCGGCGGCTAAACGGCGCGGAGCCGTCGGCGGAGTTGATTGCCCGGACGGTGGCGGTCGTTCTGGCGAATCCGGACGGGTCGCGAATGTTCACGCCGGAGGAAACCGGGCAGGTTGAGGCGATGCCCCCGGCCGCCGTTATGGAATTGTATGTCTCCGCCTGGGGCGGCGTCCTACGCGGGCCGGAGGCAGCGGACGACGCAAAAAAAGACTAGAGCGAGAGCCGGAGCGGCTTTTCCTATTCCGGCTGGCGCTGGCAATGGGAACGGTCGACGTTGACGGCCTCGCGGAGCGGATGCCTATGGATCTGGTTCGGGAGTGGCGGCATTTTTACGACCTGGAGCCGTGGGGCGACGATTGGCGGAGAACCGGGCGAATGGTCGCGCTGTTGGGCGCGGCGCTTGGCGGTAAGACGGGAGTCGATTTCGAGCGGAAGTTTTCCCCGACGTATCGGGAGGCGGAACCGGAACCGATCCGGCCCCAAACCCAGGCGGAGATGATCGCGGAACTACGGAAGATTCCCGCGTTCGCGAAACAGTTGGAAGGCCGATAAATGGCAACGTCGAAAATCGCCGCAGTTTTTACCGCGAATACGGCGGGCCTGGTCGCGGGCACGAAGACGGCGTCGGCGGCTTTCGACTCGCTGGCGAAAGACGTTAAGGGTCTGCGGTCCGGTCTGGGTGCGTTGACGGCCATTTCCGGGGCGCAGCTATTCGGGCAGATTGCGGCGGGCATTTCGTCGGCTACGAAATCGCTCTACGGAATGTCTTCGGCAGCGTCGGAGACGATCGACACGCTATCGAAACTGGGGGCGCGGACCGGGCAGACATATAGCGAAATCGCCGGTTTGGCGCTGGCGGGCGACCTGGCCGGCGTCGGCGTCGACAAGATAGGCAACGCGCTGACGAAGGCGGATCGGGCGTTTGTCCAGGCGTCGCAGGGGTCGAAGACGGCTACGAAGGCTTTCGCCGCGATCGGTCTTTCTCTGGAGGATCTCCAGGGCAAGAGCGGTTCGGAGCGGTTCGCGTTGATTGCGGACGGTATCGCCGCGCTACCGTCGGAAGCGGAGCGGGCCGCGGCATCTATCGCGCTCTTTGGGAAGGCTGGCGCGGAGTTGCTCCCGTTGTTTGCGGGCGGCGGCGAAGGCATCCGGCAGGCGACCGAACAGGCGGAGCGGTTCGGCCTGGCCGTAACCAATGTTCAAGGAACGAACGTTGAGGCGATGAACGACTCTTGGACGCTGGTCCAAAAGGCGATCGAGGGCGTTGTAACCCAGATTACGGCGAACCTGGCCCCGGCCGTTACGGCTATCAATCAAGCGTTTACGAATTTCGTCTCGGGGTTCGGCGGCAAAAGCATAGGTGAGGCGATCGCGGACGCGATCCTGGACGCGGCGGACTATCTGGTTCAAGCTGCGGATTTCGTCGTCGACAGTATCCCGGCGGTATTCCGGTTCGCGGAGGGCGTCGGGCAGTATTGGGCCACGATTGTCGACCTGTTCGGCCGGGCCATGACGTTCGCGCAGGCGGTTTTCAAGTCGTTCGAAGTCGCCGGTAATGCAATTGGTGCCGTTCTCCTGAGTGTTGCGGGGAAGTTTTTCGAATTGATTGCCGGCGCTTCAAGCTACATACCTGGAGCCGGGGGCTATTCGGAGGAGGCCGCGAAACTGGCGGCCGCCTCTAACGAAATGGCGGGCGTGTACGGGCAGGCGATGCTTGATAACGCGTCGGAAGCCGGCCGGCTGTTCGGGGAGACATTCGGGGAGCGGGCGAAGGACGGGACGGAGGGCGTTGCCGGCCCCATCACGACGGCATTCCGCGGCATCCGCGCCGACATTGATAGAGCGCGGACGGCGACGGATGAAGCGGCGAAAACGACACTGGAACCGAAACCGCCGCCGGAGGTGGTCATCGACGAAACGAAGCTAGCGAAAGGGCTCGACGTTCGTTCGACGGCCGGCGTAAATGAAATGCTCCGCCTTATGACCCCGGACAGTGGGAAGCGGACGTTCGAAAAAGAGAATGCCGACAATCTCGCGAGGATCGCGGACAATACGGAAGACATGGGCCTGGAACTGGTCGAACAGGATTTCTAAGGGGCAGACATGGCGATCGTAGCCGTATCGGAATCAATCGACGATCGCAGCGTTTCCGGTAAATACCGGGACACGATGAACTATTCCCGGTCGTTCCTGGTCCGCGTGGATTCTCCGTCTACGTCTATTCGCGATATATCGCAAGCGCCGGGGATTTCGTTTGGCGCGGCGCATCCGGACGACGGTTCCGTCTACGCGATGGAGTTTGACTGCAAGCCGCGCGGCGACACGTTACTTTTGTATGTCGTGACGGTGAAATATTCGACGCCTGCGCGCGAGGACAAGCCGGAACCGTTCCAGTTGCCGGCGGACGTTTGGAGCGGCGGTAGTGCGGTTGCGTCGGCGCCGTGCTGGCAAGACAAACAGGGGAAGCCAATAACGAATTCCGCGGGTATTTCGCTACCGGATCTTACGATGGATACGGCGGAATTTTCTGTTTCGCTAACGCGATGTTACGGGAATCTGTCTTTTCTCGGGATCCTACAATCGGCAACGAATAAACTTAATTCCGACACGTTTCTTGGTTGTCCGAAACATACCTGGAAATGCCAGGGTGGCCGGTTTTCCAAGAAAACCGAAAACGCCGATGGGCAGATGTTTGTCTATTGGGAAGTTACGTTCGAATTTAACTACCGGGAAGATACCTGGTTCCTTAAACCGCTGGATATTGGGTACTCTCAGTTAGTCGACGAAGAGGGCAACCCCACCGGGTCCGGGCAATACACCGCGGCGATTTTGGGTAAAGACAAGAAACCAATTAAGGAACCCGCGAGCCTGTCGGGCGGCGTTGCCGTGGATGCCGGGACGCCTAGTTTCCCCAAGGTCATTAACGACGGCGACGGCGTGAACCCTTACGGTACCTATCCGTTCTCCGGGTTCGGGAGCATTGGCTAATGTCCACGCGCCGCCCGTCGTCTCGAAAGCCTGGCGTTGTTTTCACGCCAGCGGCCGCCGATCGTATAGCCAGCGCCGTGCGTTCGGTCGAGCGCGGCCCCGGCCAGGATGGCGCGGGTCACTGGAAGTATCGGCCGGAGGAACCGCCGCAGGAATTGTTCTTCCGGCTGTTGGCGGATCTGGATTCGTGCGGGGAAGTTGAGGCGGAGGAGGTTTTCCTTTCCTCGGCCGAATCGGCGGAGGGCTGCGGCGTTGGGTTCACGCCGGCCGGCGGCGACAACGAACCGCAAACGCTGCGCGACGTTTCCACGGTCGTTCGGCTCTGGAATTTGGCCCGCGAGGAAGACATATCGGAACCGCTGCCGGCGGAATCGGTGGTGGAGGCGCGGTACGAATTTCCGCGGGATGACGGCGAAAAACCGTTTTGGCGAATCCTGCGCGTTATGGAATGCGGCTGCGGTTCATCGTCTTCCAGTTCATCGTCTTCCAGTTCGTCTTCTTCCAGTTCGTCTTCTGAATCGTCGGATTCCTCCAGCGAACCTAGTTCGTCTTCTTCCAGTTCGTCTTCTGAATCGTCGGATTCCTCCAGCGAACCTAGTTCGTCTTCTAGTTCATCGGGGGGCGGTTGGTATTGTTATTGGCCGAACGGCGAGGAAACCAAGGCATATTGCGCGGAGCCGAACGAATCCGGAAACTGCCATGACGGGAATACTCCCGTAAGCGGGCCATACGATACAGAGGAAGAATGCTGCAAGGTTTGCGGCTGCGCAAGTTCATCGTCTTCTGGTTCATCCGGTTCGGGTTCGTCCGATTCATCCGGCGGCGGCCCCTGGTATTGTTACGTTGTCGATACGGCATCCGATGGAACCCCAATCCGCGAATGCCATACCCCAGACGATCCGGAAGACCCGGCCGCGCTTTGGACCCCACCCGGCCCCGGCGACGGGTCGAGCGATGACGGGGAACCGCTTTCCCCGGAATCGGGGCCATACGAAACCGCTGCCGAATGCGCGGCGGCCTGCGGCGGTGATTCGTCTAGTTCAACGTCTAGCGACGGTTCCAGCTATTGGGGCCGCTGGTACTGTTATGAGGTCGGCACGGCGGAAGACGGGAGCCCGATAAAGGAATGCCATGTATCAGACTCGAAAGATGACGAACTAGGCTTGTGGACCCCTGGCGAGGGCCAGGAACCGCTATTCCCTAGTTCGGGGCCGCACGATACCCGCGAGGAATGCGAGGCGGAATGTAATCCGCCGCCGCCCTGGTACTGTTATTGGCCGGACGGGGACCAGACAAAGGCGATATGCCGGCAATCGTCTGCCCCTGGCGGAGTCTGGGAAGGTCTGGACCCGCAAAGCGGCCCGTATGGTACGGAATCCGAATGTTGTGAGGCTTGCGGCTGTGTTCCCCCTTCTAGCGGGAGCGGTGGCGCGTGGTACTGTTATTGGCCGAACGGCGAGGAAACAAAGGCGGTTTGCCGGCAACCGAACGAATCGGGGGATCGTTGGGACGGTAACACGCCCGTGAGCGGCCCGTACGATACGGCGGCCGAATGCTGCGAGGTTTGCGGGTGCGCTCCCCCTAGTAGCGACGGCTCATCCTCCGGGCCGCCGGGCTCGGGTTCGTTCGGCCCCGGCGAATGGCTGGAAGTCGTTACGGATGTAAGCTGTGAAGACGGCCAGCTTGTTGTGACAAAGACGAAAATATGGGCGCGGGTATGGCAGGGAACATGAACAGCGCTACCCGGACGGTTCGCAGCGACTGCGAATGCTGCGGTTCATCGTCTTCTAGTTCATCGTCTTCCAGTTCGTCTTCGTCTAGTTCGTCGTCGCCGCCCGATCCGCCTTGCTACTTCTGTAACTCCAGCTTCCCAAACAACATCCAGACAGTCTTTCTCCCCAATGATGTCTGCCTAGATCAGGGCGGGTTCATAGACCTTGACCTAGCCCACGAGGCTTGCAACCCGCAGCCGCCTCCTTGGGTTTGCGGCGAGAATGTTCCCAGAACGGCCACGGTTAAGCTATGCGGGTTTGTCGATTCAGACCCGTTGCCGTGGTGTATTCCCGGCGTTTCGGCCGGATACGCGGAGGCGTTAAATCAAGAGGTCGAACTAGAATATATCCCAAGACCTGAATTGTATGATGAGCTTTTGGTATGGAAAGGCACGCTAAAACTCCCGCCGGATTGGCCTGTGTTAGGCATTAGGCTAGATCGCGGAACTGAGATTTTTGGGAATTGCGACGGTGCCCGCTTAAGCATCGAAACAATCGAAGGCGGGCCGCAGTGTATAGAAGGATTCTGGAGCAGTTATGTCGACGGAGTGTTGTTGCCTTTGCCTAAGTACCCCGATGGCTGGAAGTTTGGCACGGTTGCGGCCCCCGGCCCCAAAGCGCTCGTGACGCGGCCGGAGGTCTGGAAGGGTGCAGGCGTAAGCGACGGCGTTACCTGTAGCATTTCGTTCGGCGCAACCCGTGACGTTAACCCACTCCCATGATTACATGCCATAGGCGGCACCTTTTTGAGCGATGCCGGGAGCGCGGCTACCTGTTGGCCGCGGTCATGCCGTGCGT